TGAGCGCCGAGAAATGCTGCGGCCTTTTAGGGGCCAGGGCTCCCCTGAGGGCGGAGGAAACATCGGACTCACAGGCCCCCGTCGCAACGCCGTAGCGTGCCACCTGCCCGAAAATCTGCTTGATGCGCCGTGCCGTCTCGACGCGTCCGCTCTCCTCGATGGGACGCAGGACGGACAGCAGCTCGGGAGCCTTGATCTCGTCAAGCGGACGCTCCCCCAGGGGCGGAAACAGGAATGCCTCCAGCCGATACCGCACCGTCTGGGCATGGCCCGCAGTCCGAACCGGCTCGACGTGTTTCCCAAACCATTCCAAGGCCACGTCCGAAAACGTGGGCTTCCTGGCCGGATTGAGGGCCTCATGAGGGGCTATCCCCCTGGCCTTGGCCTCTCTCAACTCGTCGCGCTTGGCCCTCGCCTCGCTCAGGGACATGGCGGGATACTGCCCCAGGGTCAGCTTCCGCCGTACGCCGCCCTCGGAGTAGCGCAAGCGCCAGAACCTCTTGCCGGTCGGCATGACCTCTAAAGACAAGCCGCCTGTGTCGTAAAGCGAGTAGCGCTTGTCGGCCGGCTTGGCCTTGCGTATCGCAACGTCCGTCAGCACCGTCTTCACTCCTCCCCTTGGCCCACAAAACAGAGAGTCCGGCCCACAATCCGGCCTCGAAGTGGCCCACAGGCGGCCACAATTTTCTCTCCGGCTCACAGCGCCGTTTCTTGGCCCACAGCTCCCCAAGAGTGGCCCACAGCCCTTGCCCCCTTGGCCACAATTTGCCTCCCTGGCCCACGGCTTCCCCAAGAGGGGATCACAGCCTTGCCCGACAAGGCGAGCGGACAGGCTCTCACGGCATAAAACCGGATACTCTCAAGCCTTACGAAGTGGCCCACAAAATAGGGGCCTCTGTGGCCTGTGGGCCAAATTGTGGGCCATTTGTGCCCGGATTGTAGTATATCATGGTGGACTTTTACGGAGTAAAGGCAAAAGAAAAACCCGCTTGGTAGCGGGCTTTTTGGATGATCTTGGACGTTTGTGAAAAAGATAATGGCGGAGGACGAAGGATTCACATAAAATTCAAGAATCCTCTGTCCTCCAATGTTTGTGTTCGGGTTTTGTTTCCAAATGCCCGCTTTTGTACCCGTGTCGTTGCTTGGCAGCGGCACGAGATGATGCAGGCCTGGGCGAATTGGCTGGAGGGGCCGAATGTATTGTAAGGGGCTTGTGTTATATCCACCCTTTTTTCTGTAAAGTTTCAAATGCTATCCCAATTTGCCGGGCTGAAAAAATTTTTCGCTTGCGCTCGTTCCATGTATGCACCGCATCGACGGCAGCTGAAACTGTCCTCGCCTCTCCCCGCGTTGCTACCCAGTGGACGGTTGCTAAAAGCTCCATCGTAAAAGGCATTTCATACCCCTCTACCAAATTCGCCACACGAGAAAGACGGGCACGTGTTTCGGGGTATGCCTCAAGGAAGCGTTCAGACCTGTCGTGGGCACCTGATACAAGCTCCAAGGGCTTCTGGGGATCTTCCCCACCGTCTCCATACCCACTCAAAAGCCATCCATCAATGTTTTGTAAAACGTGTCGTAAATTCTTCGCATAAGGGCCGTAATAATGCTTAACATAGCAAAGGTTCAATGGTTCCCCCGACTCTTGCAGGAAGTACATTAGTTTATGGATTTCCAGTAGCGAAACAAACGGATCCATAAGTCCGCGCAGGTAAGAGGCGCATAACAGCACAAGTGATGCCCGAGCGACTGTAATCTCTGGCTCTGTGAGTGCGCGGGCCATCTTGCGATCCTCACGCACTTCGGGCTCAAAGACTGTGGCCTGGATATCAGGCATTCCGACGAAAGTTTGCGCAATACGATCTTTAACCGTAGGCCAGTGAAGGCCGCCAAGTCCGCACCCCAGAGGAGGCAAAGCAACAGATTTTACGCCAAGCTGGATGATGATCTCACGGAGGTTGGACAACCCCGCATCAATATCCTCAAGTCTGCTCTGCTGCCGCCAGTGCCGCTTGGTAGGAAAGTTGATGATGTACCGTGGATTGGTGAGTGTCTTGCGCTCGAACACAAACATTTGCCCCGGGCGAACCTCTCCCTTTGCGCAGGCGGCAGCGTATGCTTTGAAATTATCCGGGAACGCGCGTTTGAATTGCAGGGCAATACCACGCCCCATGACCCCAACACAGTTTACTGTGTTGACAAGAGCCTCTGCGTCTTCGGTCAAAATGTCTCCCGTTTTGCACTGGAGCATCTTCTCACCTCCCCGCTCAGTAATACCAATCCTTATGAACTTCGACCTCCACTTTGCATTTTAGAGGACCTAGGAGTTTTGTCACCTGCTGTCTGACTGATTCGTTTTGAACTCCTATATGCCGTACGAGCCCAAACGAGAAGCGCTTCTCAACAAGAAACTCCGCCTGTTTGCGCTCCTTTACTCCCGGTGATGCCCACTGGTGGGCATAAATGGCCTTCCAGTCCAATCTGCCAAGCTCTGATAAATCGGAGCAAAAACCAGTAAGATATGCCCCGGCATTCGACGACGAAAAAGCATAGCGCAGATTGTTAGTCTCGGCCCAAGCCGTCGTTTTGAAAAGATCGGCTCTCAGATGAACGATCGATCCCTGCCCTCCTCTGTATTGTAAATCGGGGTGATTGCCTTTGTAAATCAAGAAAAGCATCACGGATCGCGGGCAGAAATAAAACGGCACACAATCGCCAACATGCAGATCCTTGTACTCCCCTACGGTCAGTTCTTCCATGCGACGGCGTTTGATATGTGACATGCCGATCGTTGTCCCCGCTCCCTGGCGGGCATGGATGATCGCGTCGCTAAAGAGAAACCCGTCGTTAAGGATGGATGGCAGCCGGTCAATATGAACGATATGATAAATATCGGGACGCTCAGGTGGCAGCATCTTTAATCCACACATCCTACAATCTTTCACGCTACTTAAGGCGCTCCGGAGAGAGACGATCGGTCATCCTCGGAGCCTTTCGATCTCCTCATGGCCTCCGTCACCACAACCCCGTCACACGCTCTGCCTTCGGAAGTCGCAGCAGAACCTTACCCAAGATGCCAAACTCAACGCCTTCATCGGTTAAGTCAACAAGAATTTCCTCGTAGTCTTTGTTTAAGGCACGAAGCAATACTTTGTCGGTCCCATCAAAGAGCACGCCTCGGACCATTAGACGCCCTTCGTATTTCACGAGCCCAATGTCCCCGTTGGACAGCTGGGTATCTGTAAAAAGCACCCAATCGCCGTCGTGGATGCGCGGCTCCATACTGTCTCCTTCAACTGCGATAACACGCACACCATTCTTCCCTGTTTGCCAGGCATATCCATTGACCATGTAAAACGGGACCGGGTACTGCCCGATCTCCTCCCACGCCACATCCTCGGCGTAAGCATTGCCCTTACCGCAACAGGCTTTCACATGGGGGCTCACCACCGCCACCCAGGCTACGGGCGCTTCACGAGCATTAGCCTCGGGTAATGTGCTGCGCCCTAAAAGAGTGCCCTCCTTTGAGGGGAAGAGTGGGATAAATGCTGCCGGCGATAAAGGGCGCTTGTTTCCATCCATCTCAGAACCATCCCCAAGGATGGTTGCGTAACGCTTCGGGTCATCGGTTTCGCCAGTCAAATAAGCGACGGAAGTCTCCAGAACATGAGCAATCCGCTTTAAGGCGTCTAAATCTGGTCCACGGTCTCGTCCCTGCTCCCAACGCCGAATAGTCGTTTCATGAACTCCTATCAATTCGGCTAGCTCAGATTGGGTACATTTCCCCTTTCGGAGATGCTTTATACGTTCTCCTACTCCCATCCTCATCTCCCCCATCTACAAAAATCATACTTTTTTGCACGTTTTTATCAAGAGCATGGTCGGTTGTTTTGTGGACTATTTTTAGTCGTATCGGGCTTGACAATGCAAATATACATGCTAAGATTCAACTAAATAAAGTTGTTTGCGAGGTGAGGAGGAGTTGCAAAGGAGCGCAAATATCCGTGAACTTAGGAAGAAAGCCAGACTAAACCAAGCAGAATTAGCTTATTTGCTAGGTGTGCATGAAACAACTATTAGGCGCTGGGAGCGAGGTAATGGGGAACCTGCTTTGTCCGAGATCGCCAAGCTCTGCGAGGTTCTTGGTGTCAGCGAGGCGGAGCTGCTGCGGGGGCCGGCGGAGGAGAAGTGGGTGCTGGAGATCAAGATCGCGGATTCAAAGGAGGAGGTGATCGACATGACGGGAACGATGCCGTGCGTGGCCGCCATCACGGGGACGCAGAGCGGGGCGAACCTGCAGCTGAGCGCGAAATGGGAGACGTTTCGAGACGACGCGAAGTTTCAGGACTTCATCGACCAGGTGACCCGGGCGCGGAGCCTGCTGCTGGAGATGGGGGCAGGGATGGAAAAGCTGAAGGGGGCGGGGGCGTGAGGGAAGAACGGCGCACGCAGGTGCGCCTTCCGGAAGATGTCTATTTTGCGGTACGGCACGTAGCCGCAGCTTCGGAAACGTCCTTTAACGGAGCCGTCATTTCTCTGCTGCGGGAAGCGTTGGCAAATCACCGTGAGCAGATTCCCAAGCCACAATCTTCTCGTTCAGAACGTCAACAAGGAACTGATTAAAGGATACGTCGTAAATTGCGGCAAGTACGCGCGCTTTTGCGTAGACCTCCTCGGGGAAGCGGGTTTGAGTTCGTACCAGATCGGCCATGTCTACCCCTCCAATAATGCCAATGTCACTATTGACAGGATAGCAGTGTGGTTGATATCATTCTAGTGACTTAGACACTATTGACAACAACGGGAGGGGAGATGGAATGACGGAGCAAATTTTCTCAAGCGTCCGCTGGCCCGTGGAGCTGTACGAGTGGATCAAGGATCTGGCGTACAAGAAGCACCAGAGCGTCAACAAGACGGTGGTCGAGTTGGTGGAACGAGTAAGGGAGAAAGGGTGGGCATAATGAAATATCAAATCACGATTCAAGGAAATACGGAGTCTCCAGTAGTGGACTGGAAGATAAACAGTAACGCCAATAATTTGCAAAGCTCCGGCGTCTCGAAAGATTTACTAAGTGCATTACAGGCGATATGCCTCCTTTACGCGGCCACTGTATCACCGGAAGAGAAAAAGGAGGCAAAGGCATGAACGCAATCCAAAAGCTCCGCAAAGCGATGCGGAAGAACCGGCAGCAGTTCGGGATGCTCTTCGGAGTGTCACGGGAAACGGTGACGGCGTGGGAGACAGGGCAGGCGGCGGTCCTGCCGGAGGCGGTTCAGGAGTTCCTGCTGGAGATCGCCCGGCAACGCATCGCGGGGAAAAGAGGTGCCCCATGAGTGAGGCGACGGCCTGCGAGGCGCCGAGGAGCCTGCTGCGAGCGGATCAGGTGGCGGAGCGCCTGGGGATCGGCAAGTCCAGCTGGAACGAGTGGGTGAAGGGCGGGCTCGTCGAGAAGGGGATCCGGCTCGGATATCGGACGGTGGTCTGGGACTCCCAGTATATCGACGCCGTGATAGCGCGCATCGTCTCCGGAGAGCTCACGACCCAAGGGCTCTACAGCAAGAAGAAGGAGGCCCCGTGATGGCGTACATTGCACAGCAGATTTTTGTGGGCCTGGGGTTGGTTTGGGCGGTTTGGGTTCTGTGGGGCGAGGTGCGGGGGCTGCTGGAGGACTTGGAGAGGGGGTAGACCTCGTGATGGCGTACATCGTGCAGAAGTTGCAGAAGTTTTTGATGGGCTGGGGCTTGCTCTGTGCGCTGCGGGCTCTATGGGCCGTGGTGTTGGCGTTGTTGGAAGAGGCACTGGAACGGCGTAGGTAAAGGACGGCGACATGGCGGCGCGGTTCGGGAGGCCGGATATCCGAATGGCGGATTTGGAAAGGATGAGATGAGTAACGATGGCTGAGTTGAAGCCGTGCCCGTTCTGCGGGGGCAAGGCAAATGAAGGCGTGCGAAGGCTGCAAATGGCCGCAGACGTGCTCGCCAAGGTACGGAGAGATGAGGGGGAAGAAAGATGAATAAGTTTCAAACCCCTTCTCGCATCATGCTGGAGGCAGACGTGCGGGAAGCAGCGCTCCGATATATGGAGGAGAACAGCACAGAGACCTTTTCCGAGGCCCTAAACGAACTCGCGCGTTCTGGAGCGCGAACAATGCTGGAGAAACAGCCTGGCGTGAAATACATGGTGTGGGATCGGGAACTGTTGCGCATTCGAGATTTTTGGTCCGAAGCGGAGGCTTTGGAGTATACCTGCGACATTGCTTTCCGTTATATGCAAAACATCTCAGCCTACGCTGAAGGAGGACTAATCCTCCTGAAAGCTATCGGAAAAAGCAAGCTCTTCATCCAAGAGAAGCACAAGAGAACAGATCGGGGGTTCATCAAAATGGTGCCCTTGGATGGAAGTGAAGGGCTGTGGGTACCGTCCCAAGAAAGGGAACAGGATGCCTAAGTTTGAATGGGGCGTGACCCTCGTGATGGAGAGGCAGAAGTGCGTACCGCTCATCATTGAGGCTAAGACGTTGGAGGAAGCGGAAAAGAAGGTATTGACGCTCTTCGATAGATATTTTCACACGCTGGATATGAATAAGTTCAAGGCGATGTTCCCTGACGTGTCTCTTGAGCACGACGAGTTCGATGATGGCTTCGAGGATGCGTGGAATGAATGCAGGATTTATCCCTGGAACAACCTTTGCCCGGTGGCGAAGGAGGAGTCCAAATAAGAAAAGCCCCTCTGGCAAGGGGCCTTTCAACACCAAAACGCAACAAAGTCCGGGCGCGGCAACGCCCGGACCCATTCTAACACAGGAGGGTTTGAATCATGCAAGTTGAGAAGAAGATCGCCAAGAGGGCGAAGGCGCACACGATCTACAAACTGGCCAACGGGAAGCGGGTTCCGGGAGTGACAACAGTGCTGGGCGTCATCAACAAGCCGGCCCTGGTGAAGTGGGCCAATGGCCTGGGACTGCAGGGCATCGACAGCACGACCTACGTCGACGAAACGGCGAAGATCGGCACCCTGGCCCACCAGATGATCCAGGAGTACCTCGGCGGGCCTGCCTGGGACCGCGACGCCTACAACGCGGAGCAGATCGACCTCGCGGAGAACGCCGTCCTGTCGTTCTTCGAGTGGGAGCGGCAGACGGGGCATAAAATGCAGACCCTGCACATCGAGCTACCCCTTGTCAGCGAGGCGTGCATGTACGGCGGGACGATCGACTGGTACGGGGAGATCGACGGCAAGCGCTGGCTGGTGGACATCAAGACCAGCAAGGGGCTGTACCCGGAACACACGTTCCAGGTCTCGGCCTACTGGCAGATGCTGATCGAGAACGGGTACCCCGTCGACGGCGTGCGGCTGCTGCGCGTCGGGCGCACCGAAGACGAGGGCTTTGACGACCACGTGATCGACATCCCCGCGCTGAGCGATGCGTGGAAGGTCTTTGAGGCGGCCCTGAATCTGTACCGCCTCAAGAACGCATTTGAGAGGAGGGCGGCGTAAATGACAACGGCACTGGCGGAAGCGCCGCAGACACAGGCTATCCAATGGAGCCCCGACGAGGTGACGACCATCCGCAACACGGTCGCCAAAGGGGCCAGCGACAACGAGTTGAAGATGTTTCTGCACCTGTCCCAGACCTACGGCCTGGATCCCTTCGCGAAGGAAATCTGGTTCATCAAGGCCGGCGGGCAGCCGGTCATCATGACGAGCCGGGACGGGTACTTGAAAATCGCGAACAACGACAAGGGATACGAGGGCATGGTCTCCGACGTGGTGTATGAAGGAGACGCCTTTCAGAAGACCGTCGACGGCGTGTCCCACACCTACGGTGTAGGCAAACGCGGCGGTATCCTCGGGGCCTATGCCCTGGTTTATAAGCAGGGCACCCGGTTCCCCGCCTACGTGTTCGCCCCCTTCCGGGACTACAACAAGGGCAACAACGTGTGGAAACAGTACCCCCACGCCATGATTCTGAAGGTCGCCGAGAGCATGGCGCTGAAACGCGCCTTCTCCCTCTCCGGCCTGGTTACCCGTGAGGAGATCGACACGCAGGACTCCTCCGCTCCCCGTCCTGTTGAGGCTATTGACGCTGAGGTAGTCGATCATACCCCCGCCAGCCCCTCCAGAACGCCCCAGGACGAAGCGACGCCCCCACAGAGCCCCAACTATACCCCCACGCTTGCGGAGCGCAAGAAGGCCCTTTATGACGGCTACCTGGCGGTGTGCGACGGTGTGTCGCAGCACGCGCAGAACGCCATGTTGAAGATCACCGAGGGGCGTCCCTCGAAGGAGTGGACGGAGACGGACTTGAAGTGTCTGGCGGTCGATCTCTACAAGCGTCAGGGGAAGATGAAGGATTCCGGCCCGGAGAGGCCGCCCGTGGAGCCTCACGAGCCGGAGGGCGCGGCCGAGGCGTACATGGCCAGGATCGAGGAAGACGGACCGGCGCTGCCGTTCGGGGAGTCCCTGCGGGAGACGATGCCGGAGATCGACCACTTTTAGGGGGGAAACGCGATGATCGACTGGAACTACAACGAGAAGGAGTATATCGAGGAGAGCCAAGCCCGGCTGATCCCCGAGGGGGATCACAAGGTGCGCATCGACGGGGCCGAGGAGACGTACAGCAAGGCAGGGGCCCCCATGATCAAACTGACACTGAAGGTCTCCGGAGAGACGAGCAAGCTCTTTTACTATCTCGTTTTCAACTACGAGGAGACGAGCAGGACCAACAAGAATCTGGGCGATCTTTACGCGAGTTTTGGTATTCGCCACGGCGAGATGAACACCGACCGGTGGTTGGGGAAGATCGGGATGGCGAACGTGGGGCACCGCGAGTACAACGGCAAGACTTACGCGCAGGTCAACTATTTCATCCCGAAGGACATGCAGGACGACGCCCCTATGTCCCCTGCCAAAGGCGAGGCGGATATGCCGTTCTGAACCGAGGGGCCGGAGAACCCGGCCCCCTTTTTGCCAGAGGAGGGCGCCATGAAAAAGACGAACCTCAGGACGAAATGGCACAAGCGCCGCACGCAGCGCGGACGCAAACGCAAGGTGAGAAAGTGAGGGCGGCCTATGCGAGACATAGTAATGGACGACCTTGATGCGAAGCGCTTCAAGTGTGCATTGGGGTTCTCATCCATGATTGCACAGGCGAGAACCCCCGCAGACGCAGAGGTTATATTCGGCTGCAATGAGTGTTCCATGGGTAAGCTGAGACGATGTGTGGGGCCGGTGGAGTACACACCCCCAAAGGAGCCGATCATCATCATGCCAAAAGAGAAAAACGATCCCCCAAGACGCCGCGGCCACAAACCGAACCCACAACCCCTCGAGGTCCCGACCCCGGAGGCCAGGACAGCCGTGCAGGCGATCGATCCCCCCGTGCCGGAGGAGTCCAAAGAGACCCTGGCCAGGAAAGCGCTCATGGAGCTGGCGGATCATCTGGCGCCGGAGGCTCGACGGGATATGGTCCGGGAAGTCGTCCGGACGTTCCGGTCGGAGATCGCCGCGGCCCGAAAGGCCGGGTGCGGTTGGGAACGCCTCTCCAAGACTCTGCGCCGGTTCGGATACGAGATCAGCGAATATGCGCTCCAGAAGAATTTCGAAGAAATGCAACAGGCATAGCCTGACGCCACTGGGAGGGAGGGCATGTGAATGCTTTTATCCCCATTGAACTCATAGAACAGCAAGTGCTCGAGGCCATGCGCGAGGCGGGGATCCCCCCGCTTCACGACACCCGCCTCGTGATCGACGGCGCCCTCCATCGTTACGCGGTGGAGGGCGACAAGGGAAGAGAGACCGCCGGGGCCTACGTCATCCACCCCGACGGGCTGCCGGGAGGGTTCATTTCGAGCTGGCGGCACGGGGTCGAGGTGCGCTGGAAGTTCGACCTCCAGGCCCTGGACGCCGACCTGTACAAGCGCTGCAGAAGTCCGGAGTTCCGAAAACAAGCCGAGGCGGCGCAGCGGAAGCGGGACGCGGATCGGCGGAAGACACAGTCCGTCGCCTCCGAGGATGCGCGCATACGTTGGGAAGCCGCCCAGACGGCCCCAGAAGACCACGAGTACCTTCGGAGGAAGAACGTACCGGCCTACGGCCTAAAGTGCCGGGAAGGGGCGCTCCTGATCCCCCTGCGCGATATCGAAGGGCACTTCAAGACGTTCCAGACGATCGCGCCGGACGGGACGAAGCGATACTTCTACGGCGCGCCGGTCGGTGGGGCCTTCTGCGCCATCGGCACGGACGTGAAGGACGGCCCCGTGCTGCTCTGCGAGGGGTACGCTACGGGCGCGACGCTCCACGAGCTGACCGGGCACGCGGTGATCTGCGCCATGAACTGCCACAACCTTGTGACGTGCGCTCCGGCTCTCCGGAAGAAGTACCCGGACCGGAAGATCATCGTGATGGCGGACGACGACGCGAAGACGGAGGGGAACCCCGGCGTCACCGCAGCGCAGTCTGCCGTGAAGCTGGGGAAGCTGGACGGGGTTCTGTCCCCGCCCTTCAAGACGCCGGAGGACGGTACGGACTGGAACGACTTTTCGCAGCGCTACGGGGCCGAGACGGCCGAGCGGGTCCTGAGGGAACGGCTTGCCTGGGTCTGCATGAGCGAGGCGGAACGGAAGAAGATACTTGACCGCAAGAAACTGAGCGAGCGTGTCGAGCAGATCAACGCCTCAGACCTCATGAAGATGGTTTTTCCGCCCGTCAAGTGGGCGGTCGATGGGTTCCTGCCCATGGGCTGTTCGATTCTCTGCGGCGGCCCCAAGGTGGGCAAGAGCATCCTGTCTCTGCACCTGGCGCTGTCCGTTGCGATCGGCGGATATGCCTTAGGAAAGATACCCGTAGAGCGCGGCAGCGTAGCGTACCTGGCGCTGGAGGACCGTCCATGGCGACTTCAGGAGCGCATCCTGGGCTCGGATATCTCTCCGGACGCGGACCTCTCGAAGCTGACCCTGGTGACGGAGATACCACGACAACACGAGGGCGGGCTGGAGTGGCTGGAGTGGTGGCTGGAGGCACACGACGACACGCGCCTGGTCATCATCGACACCCTGCAGAAGTTCAGGAAGCAACACAACGGGAAGGGCGACCGATACGGCGACGACTACGACGCCATCGGGGCCATCAAGAAGGTGGCCGACGCCTATTCCGTCCCGCTGTTGATCGTGCACCACCTGAAGAAGGCGAAAGACGAGGAGGACTGGCTGAACGAGATATCCGGCACCCAGGGAATCGCGGGAGCTGCGGACACTCTCCTTTCGCTGAAACGCGCGCGGTCCAGCAACACGGGCATACTGCACCGAACCGGTCGCGACGTGGAGGAAGTTGATCTTGCCATGACACTCGACGGTTTCGGCTGGCGTCTGGAGGGGCCGGCTGAGGAATACACAATGCCCGACGAGAAGCGGAGAATCGTCGAGTACCTGCAGAAACACGACTCCCAAACCCCAAAGGAGGTCGCCGAAGCGTTGGGGTTGAAACTCAACACAGCTCAACAAAAGCTACTCCGCATGAGCAAGGAGGGGTTGATTAACGGGTACTGCGGGAAGTATTGGGTATGAGCCCTATATATATCTCTCTGTCAGTGTGTGTCAGTCTTATATAGAGTGTTGCTATTACGGTGTTTATTTAACGGTCTTATTGTCAGCTTGTTTGTCAGTCCTTGTCAGTCTGTCAGCTTAATGCTTTAGACTGACAGAGTTATGTATAAGAGAAAGCAGTAGTGACAATGGATTCTTTACGAAGACTGACACTTTAGGCTGACAAAGCAAATTGAACAAAGTAGGTTATAGCAAGTCTTTTGCTACAGACTGACAGAGACTGACAAGTGTTTATGAAAAACGCGAGAGCAATTCATGGAATACTGCGGGAAGTACTGGGCATGAAAACTCTATATCTATCTATCTGTCACTTCTTGTCACTCTTATTTTTGTTGTTGCTATGACTGTATTTCTTGAGGGTTCGCATTGTCACTCTGTTTGTCACTCTTTGTCACTATGTCACTGGGTGACAGAGTGACAGTAGAGTGACAGCAAGAGTGACAAGGAAAAACGAGATAAACTTAGATGTTTCAAGGCGTTACGTTTTGAGTGACAAGGAGTGACAGAGTTTTGTTAAGAGGTGATCCCCCATGATCCAACCGCGCCCCTATCAGACCGAGGCGCTTAAGAAAATACTCAAGCGCTGGCGTGAGGGCGTCACGCGCCAGCTCGTCAGCTTGCCTGTGGGGTCGGGGAAAACTTTGATCTTCGGCATGGTCGCCGGGGCCCTCAAGACCCGCACCCTCGTCCTGGCGCATCGGGAGGAGCTGCTCCTCCAAGCGCGGCAAAAAATCCGCCTCGTCTACCCGGAGGCCGACGTCGGCATCCTCAAGGCCGAGGAGCGATCCGGGCTCTGGACGGATATCTGCGTCGCCTCCGTGCAGACGGCCATGAGGAACACGGACGCTCTCCGGGAGCGCGGCTTCCGGCTCCTGATCTGCGACGAGGCCCACCATGCCGCCGCAGCCTCCTACACAAAAATCTTCGAGGCGCTCGGCTTCATGGAGGATGACAAGGAGAAACTGCTCCTTGGGGTCACGGCTACGGCGTACAGGGGCGACAACGTGGGGCTGGGCAGCGTGTTCGAGGAGATCGTATTCGAGCGCTCCATCCTGGCCATGATGAAGGCCGGGTACCTCTGTGACGTCCGGGGCCTGGAGATCAAGACGGGAGCCGACATCTCCGGAGTCCATACCCGAACCGGGGATTTCGCCCTCGACGAGCTCTCCGTGGTTATCGACACCCCGGAGCGCAACGCCCTCGTGGCGGATACCTACCTTGAACACGGCGAGAATCGCCGAGGCGTGGTCTTCGGCGTCGGGGTCGAGCACGCCCTGAACCTCGCCGAGGCGTTTCGTGCGCGGGGCATCCCCTGCGCTGCTGTCTACGGGGCTATGCCTCCGGAAGAGCGCCACTCCGTGCTGAGGCAGTACGAGGATGGGGGGCTGCGCATCCTGACGAACGTCGGCGTCCTGACGGAGGGATGGGACGTACCGGACACCGGCATCGTCATGATGGCGCGCCCCACGAAGTCCAAGGGGCTCTATATCCAGTGCGTCGGGCGCGGACTGCGCCTGGCGCCGGGCAAGGAAGATTGTCTCCTGGTGGACTTCGCCGACGTGGCGAAGAAGCACAAACTGTGCAGCTTCGGAACCCTGGCCGGGGACCCCCTCCTGAAGCGCCGCAGGAAGCAGACGCTCCTCGAGGCCATGGAGGAGGCGGAGAAGCTCGATATCCTGCGCCGCAAGAACGGCCTGGAGAAGATCGCCCACGACGCGGAGAGCTTCGACCTTTTCGAGCGCTCCAAGTTCGTCTGGCAGCCCCTGGAACAGCACTACAAGCTGCGCCTTGAGGGTGGGTCCTCGCTCTGGTGCAAGCGCGTCTCCGGCGGGTACTCCCCGCTTCTTTTCCCACAGTCCGGGGAGATCGTCGCCCTCTCCGAGGATGTCCTCCCCCTAGGATATGCAATGGGTGTCTGTGAGGACTATGCTCGGCAGCTCTCCATCGCGAAGACGGCCATGAAGTCCGCCTCGTGGCGGAAGGAAGAAGCGACGGAGAAGCAGCGGAAGGCCCTGAAACGGATGGGTGTGCAGTTTGACCCCAATATCTCGAAGGGCGAGGCGTCGCGCCTCCTCGATCAGAAACTCGGAGCGCTGGCCACCGGCAATCAGGTGGGCTTCATCCGTAAGCGGAGCCTGCATCCCCATCCCGAGCTCCTGACGAAATACGAGGCGACGAAGATCATAGGGCGCTACATGAAGGCACAGGAGATACCGATATGATCGTTCTTGGAATCGACCCCGGCGCTACAGGGGCGCTGGTCATGCTGGGCGCGGAGGTGCTGGAGGTTCTGGATGTATGGGACTGCCCGAAAGATGTGGTCGAGTGGCAAGTCTACAGGGATTGCCTGCAACGGCTTGAGCCAAAACTTGCCGTAGTCGAGCGGCAGCAGTACATGCCGAAGGGCGGCCGGATGCAGGGGGGGAAGTCGGCCTTCTCCCTTGGCGTGAACTACGGCGTGTGGCTTGGAGTGCTTAGTGCCGTTGGTGTCGAAGTGATCACTGTGCCGCCGGCCGCCTGGCAGCGGTACGTCTATGGTAGCGGGGCCGTCGGGGATCCGAAGGAGCGAGCCATCCGCAGGGCGAAGGAGCTCTTCCCGGACATGCCGCTCGTCCCCTCCGGTGGCAGGACAGAACGGCACGGGCGGGCCGACGCCGCCCTGATCGCCCTCTACGGCGTAGGAGTGCTGAAGAAGCGAGGCCTGATATGACCGAGCGTGAATACCCCTTCCGCTTCGCCGAGCGGTGCCTGTACGACTATCTCGAAAATGTCGCCCGGCTGGAGGTGTTGAGAACCGACCTGAGGATGCTGGACGCGGCCTCGTCCGTGAAGGTCCAGAACTATGACGGTGTCCCCGGGTCGGGATATCCCTCAGATTCGGTCTCAGGACGCCTCCAGCGCATCGAAAAGGTCGAGGAGGATATCTTACACCTCGAACGTCGTACGTTGCCTATAAGACGCCTCTACAACGATCTACGAGAGAATTACGTTTTGGCTGATTCGCCCAAGATGATCCTGAGAGGGATCCTGGAGCTGTTTTACCTCGGAGAGAATACCTGGCAGGCGACGGCGGAGGAGCTGGGGTTGAGCCGAATGTCCTTCTTTCGCAGAAGGAACGAATTGGTGGCCCTCAGTCTTCGCTATCTGGGGTTCTGAGATTTTGGTGGGAACAATTTGGGAATAATTTGGGAATGGATTGGGAATGAAAGTCCGTTTTCCGTGGTATGCTCATAGCATCGAATTTGTGAGGGGCGCCCGCGGGGGCGTCCTTTTTTGTAGGGAGGTGAACCGATTGGCTGAGAGCAGCGAAGGAACAGCGAAGAAGAAGCGAGGAACAGGGAAACCCTTCGCGAAGGGCCGATCGGGGAACCCAGGAGGCCGGCCCAAGGCGAACCCGGAGGCGAAGGAGATACTCAAGGCGGCGACCCCGGACGCGGCGCGGAAGCTCGTGGAGCTGGTTGGCAGCCGGACGGAGAAGATCGCTCTGGCCGCAGCGACGGAGATCCTGGACCGGACGATGGGACGGCCGGAGACAACCGGGAAGTTGCAGGTGGATATGCTCCTCTCCCCCGCCGCAATCCTGGAGCAGATCAGGGGACGGCGGGGATGAGGGACCTCGAAAAACTGGCGGACATCATGAAGAAGTGGCGCGAGAGCGCCGCTCTTTTTGTGTCCGACCAGTTCGGTATCGAGCCGACCGCGCAGCAGAGGGCGCTTCTGGACGCGGCGTCGAAACCGGGCGCCCACGTGGCCGTGAAGTCCGGGCACGGGACGGGGAAGTCCACGACCCTCGCTTGGCTGGCGCTCTGGGGGCTCTGCTGTTTCGAGGACGTGAAGGTCCCCTGCACGGCCCCGACCGGACACCAGCTGGAGGACGTGCTCTGGAGCGAGATCGAGAAGTGGCGGGCCCGGATGCTGGAGCCCTGGCGGTCCTCGATATCCGTTACGTCCGACGCCGTGAAGATCGCCGGGCTCCCGAACTTCGCAGCGGCACGGACCGGGCGAAAGGAGAACCCGGAGGCGCTCCAGGGCTTCCACGCGGACACGCTGCTGTTTCTCGTGGACGAGGCGTCCGGCATCCCGGACCAGGTGTTCGAGGTTGCGCGCGGCGCGCTCTCCACGCCGGGGGCCCGCGTCGTCATGGCCGCGAACCCGACGCGGACGACAGGATACTTCTACCAGGCGTTCCATCGGAACCGCGAGGCGTGGGACCTGCTGACCTTCTCCTGTGCGGACTCTCCGCTCGTCTCAAAGGAGTACGTCGAGGAGATGCAGGAGGAGTACGGCGAGGAGAGCGACATCTACCGTGTCCGCGTGCTGGGCGAGTTCCCGAAGGGCGGGGACCTCCAGTTCATCTCCTCCGCGCTCGTGGAGCAGGCGCAGGCCCGGTACTACCGGGAGGACGCTTTCTCGTTCGCCCCGGTGGTGCTGGGCGTGGACGTGGCGGCGTTCGGCGGGGACCGGTGCGTGGTGTTCCTGCGGCAGGGACTGTATTCGGAGCTCCTCTGGACCGGGCGCGAGGTCGAGACGGCAACGCTCGCGGGCGTCGTGGCGCGGTTCGAGGACGAGCGGAAGGCAGAAGCGGTGTTCGTGGATTCGACCGGCGTCGGCTTCGGCGTGGCGTCGAACCTCCGGCAGATGGGGCGTTCCCCTATCCCCGTGGACTTCGGCGGCGCGTCCGCACACACAACGTACCTAAACAAGCGCGCCGAGTGCTGGGGGCTGCTGCGGGATTGGCTGAAGGAGGGCGGCTGGCTGCCGAAGGACGACCGGCTGCGGGACGATCTCTGCGCGCCGGAGTACGGGTATACGCTCTCCGGGAAAATCCAGCTGGAGCGAAAGGAGAAGATGCGGGCCCGCGGGCTGGCGTCGCCGGACCTGGCCGACGCACTGGCCCTGACATTCGCCGCGCCGGTGGTGAAGCAGGAGTACATTCCGGACTCTCGGCCTCGGGACCGGCAGGACATTTTCGAGTGGGGAAGGAGGTGAGGCCGCATGTGTTTCCCGAAAGCGCCGAAGGTGGAGACTCCGCCGCCTGCTCCGACGCTGGAGCAGGCGAAGACGGACGACGCCGTGACGGCCCGGAAGGACGAGAGGAAGCGTCTGCGCGGGGCCATGAACTCCCGCACGTCGATCCTCGGCGGGCGCGACGAGCGGGAGCGCAAGACGCTCCTGGGGATGTAGGTGAAGGGCATGGAGGTAAAGGAGCTGCAAAAGCGCGTTGAGGAGCTGGAGGAGGCGCGCAATCGCATCAGACCGCAGTGGGAGGAGATCGCCCGATACGTCACGCCGGGGCGCGGCGTCTTCGACGACGCGGAGCCGAACCGGGGGGATAGGAAGGACCGGGACCTCCTGGACGCGACGCCGTTCCAGGCGCTCACAACCCTCGCGGCGGGGATGCAGGGCGGCCTGACCTCGCCGTCCCGTCCGTGGTTCAAGCTGGGCGTGACGGACCCGGAGCTTGGGGACTACGAGCCTGTGCGGGTTTGGCTGGACGAGGTGGAGCGCCGGATGCTCCACGTCCTGGGGCGGTCGAATACCTACAACGGCCTGCACACGCTGTACGGAGAGGTCGGGGCGTTTGGGACCGGGGCGCTCTACATCGAGGAAGACCCCACGGAGGTCCTGCGGTGTACAGCGCTCACCGCGGGCGAATACGCCGTGGCGTTCGATTCGCGGGGGATGCCCTCGGAGTTCTGCCGGACGTTCTGGATGTCCGCGCCACAGATGGCGGATGCGTTTGGGTACGATGCGCTGTCCGACGCGGCGAGGAGCGCCCTGGACAACGGCAGGCGCGGGCAGTGGTTCAAGGTGCATCACCTCATTTTTCCCAATGATGAGTTCTCCCCGCTGGAGAAGGAGGACCGCCCGGCGCGGCATATGCCCTGGGCGTCGGTCTATTGGGAGCACGGGAAGGAGAAACCGCTTCGCATGTCCGGGTACGAGGAGTTCCCCGTCCTGGTCCCGCGGTGGGACGTGGTGGGCTCGGACTTCTACGGGCGCGGTCCCGGCTGGGCGGCGCTGGGGGAATCCAAGATGCTCCAAGAGCTGCGCTTCGACTACCTGGAGGCGCAGAAGATCGCGATACGTCCGCCGGTCATGGGGCCGACCGGGCTGAAAAAAGCCCGCGCCAACCTTACGGCGGGGGCCGTGACGTTTTACGACGGCCCGGTTGGGTTGCAGCCCATCTATCAGGTGCGCCCGGATATCCCCGGACAGCTGCAGGCTATCGCGGAGAGCCGGCAGTTGATCCAGCGGTTCTTCTACGCCGATCTGTTTCTCATGCTGGCGGCGAACGATACGCGCGACATGACGGCCCGCGAGGTCGCGGAACGGCACGAGGAAAAGATGCTGATGCTCGGCCCCGTGCTGGAGCGCTTGGAGAACGAGCTTCTGGACCCGCTCATCGAGCGCGTCTTTGCCATTATGGACCGCATGGGATTGATGCCGCCTCCGCCGGAGGACCTGGGCGGGAAGCTGCTGCAGGTGGAGTACATCTCCATCCTTGCGCAGGCGCAGCGGATGGTGGGCATCGAGGGCATCGAGCGTCTGGCGGACTTCGTGGGGAGATATGCGCCCGTGAAGCCGGAAGCCCTCGACAAGGTGGACTTCGACGAGGCGATAGACCAGTACGCGAAGAAGCTGGGTGTCCCTGCCGCGGTGATCGTGTCGGACGAGAACGTGGCCGTGATTCGCGAGCAGCGGGCGCAGCAGCAGGCGCAGATGGAGCAGATGGCCGCCATGCAGCAGGCGGCACAGACGGCCCAGCAAGGGGCTGGGGCGGTGAACCAGGTGGCTCAGGCCGCCGAGGGCGGCGGGCTGGGGCAGATCGCGGAGCTGCTGGGAGGAGGAGAGGGTGAAGGGGTGCTATGACACGCGAGGAACTGCGAAGGCAGGACATACAGGATTTGCGGGCGCTTCTCCATACACGGGAGGGCGTCCGTTTTTTATCCCGGCTTTTCGGCCTGACGAGGGTCTTTGAGATCAGTTACGTCGCGGGAGACGCAGGGGCTACGGCCTTCAACGAGGGCGTCCGAAACGTCGGGTTGCGTGTCTATGCGGACGTGCTGGAGGCGGACGAGAACCCCGAAGCCCGGCTTCGGGCCGCAGGTCGGGAACGGGAGATCACAAAGGAGGCATAAGCGATGGCAGAAAACAACACGGACAGCGGAGCGCAGCAGAGCCTGCTGGGCGGACCGGAGCCACAGGGCGCGGAGACGCAAAGCGGGAGCCTGTTGGGCGGAGATGCGCCTGCGGAGCAGCAGGGCGGGCAGAACACTCAGACCCCGGAGCCACAGGGCGCGGAGCCCGCAAAGAACCTCGACGCGGCGACGCAGTACGAGAAGTTCACCATCCCGGAGGGCTTCGAGTACGACGACGGCAAGGTGAGCGAGTTCACAACCCTGGCGCGAGAGCTGAACCTCAGCCAAGAGCAGGCACAGAAGCTCGTGGACCTGCATGTCCGGCACTGGCTGGGCTTTGAGGAGCAAACGAGGGCGCAGGCGGAGGAGTGGCGCAAGCAGACCATGAATGACCCCGAGTTCGGTGGACAGAAGTTCATGCAGAGCTTGCAGGATGCGCACCGTTTCGTCAGCGCGTTCGGCGGCGAGAAGCTCCGGATTGCGCTCGATGCAACGGGGGCGGGGAACCATCCGGAGATATTCAAGGCGTTTGCGCTGGCCGGTCGCCTGCTGGGCGAGGACCGGCTCGTGAAAGGAGCCGGTGCAGCGCCGGCCGGAGGTGGGACGTTCGCCGATCTGGCGAACACGTTGTACCCGGATATGAAGAATGGAGGTAACGGCTGATGCCTTATGAGCTTGGAAACGTGATGACGCTGGCCGATCTGGCCACGCGTCATGGCGGGCGGGACAACAAGGTCTTGCCCATTGTGGAGGTTCTGACGAAGATGAGCCCGCTCCTTCAGGACATGTCCTGGCAGGAGGGGAATTTGCCGACGGGGCACGTGTTCCCCGTGCGGGTGGGGCTGCCCGGCGTTCACTGGAGGCGCATCAATCAGGGCGTGGAGCCCACGAAGAGCACCGTCACGCAGGTGACGGAGACCTGCGGGATGCTGGAGGCCGTGTCGGAGATCGATGAGAAGCTGGTCCAGCTGGCGAACGACCCCGGACAGTTCCGGCTGACCGAATCTATGGCCTTCATGGAGGCCATGATGCAGGAGTTCGAGTCCGCGCTCTGGTACGGGAACGGGCAGCTGCGGCCGGAGACCATCACGGGGTTTGCCCCGCGCTTCTCCCTGCTGACCGGGCCCGTGAAGAACCAGATCATCGATGCGGGCGGGACAGGGAACAACAACGCCTCGATCTGGCTGATCGTCTGGAGCAACCTGACGACCTTCGGAATCTACCCGAAGGGAACGAAGCAGGGTCTGACGCATATCCCCTCGCAGGTGATCGACCTGATCGACCCGAAGGGCGGCACGTTCCGGGGGTATCGCGACCGGTTCCAGTGGAACGTCGGGCTGTGCCTGCGCGACCCGCGCTACGTCGTGCGGATCGTGAACATCGACGTGGACAAGCTGCCGACCTACGGGACAGCGGCGAACCAGGCGGCGGACCTCATGAGCCTGATGAACATCGCTACGAACCGCATCCATAATATCGGGCTGGGCAAAGCCGTGTGGTACATGAACCGCACGCTGCGCGAGGCGTGGGAGAACCAAATGTTGAAAAACTACCACATTCAGCACACGAAGGAGAGCGCGACCGCGAAGTGGGAGGAAGCCTACAAGATGATCCCCATCCGCATCTGCGACTCTCTGCTCAACACCGAGGAGAGGGTGGTGTAGTCATGATTCTGGACAACAACCTGACGTTCCTGACCGCGGATGACGCGGCGGTCACGGAGTCCCCGGCGATCGCGCTGGGGCAGGGTGACCTCGAGGGCAACAATAAGGGCCTGACGGCCTACAACAACCTGGTCCTGCACGTGACGGCGGCAGAGGCGATCTCCGGAGCGATTACGGTCACGCTGGAGACGAGCGACAAGAAGGACAGCGGCTTCACGGCGCTGATGACCTACCCGGTTGTGACCAATGCCAAGGCGGGCGATACGCTGGTCAAGGAGAAGCTCCCCTGGGGCTGCCTCAACTGGCTGCGGATCAAGCTGAGCGCGGCAAAGAAGGTCAACGCGCATTTGGCGTTGGACGTCGATAAGAAGTATCCGATGGTGTAGGTCATGGGGCTCTATCGATGCACGGTGCGCTGCCAGTGGCGGCGTCAGCTGTGGAAGATCGGCGAGACGGTGGAATGCGGCGGGGGCGAGACGCCCCCGTCCGCGTTCTTTGAGGAGATCACGTCGGAGGCGCCGGAGGTCGAGGCTCCGCAGGAGGAGCGCACGGACGAGCTCGCGACGAAGCGGCGTGGAGGCCGGAGGAAGAAGGAGGACGGCGATGACGGACCTGGAGGCAGTGAATCGGGCGCTGACGCTGATCGCGGTTGAGCCCATCGGCTCCCTTGCCGACCACACGAAGGCGGCGCGAATCATGAGCGCCCTTCTGCTCGACTGCAAGAAAGTCGTACTGAATGAGTTCCCCTGGTCTTTTGCCATGCGTATCGAGCCTTTGGGCGGAAAAGGGGCCGGGATGGGGGGCTATCGGAACACCTTTGCCTATCCCGCCGGGGCGCTCTCCGTCTACAGGGTCTATGGGGACACGGACTTTCGAGGTGTCGCCGAGTTCCGCGTCCTAGGCGGGCGCATCGCGACCAACCTGGACAGCGGGAGCGTGGAGTACACAGCCTTTATCTCCGACGTAAGCCTGTGGCCCCGGCAGATTGCGGAGTGCCTCGTCAACCGGTTGGCCTCCGATGCGGCAACCAGCCTCTCCGGGGCCCCGCAGCTTGCGATGACGCTGCTGGAGAAGTACATGAAGCTCGCGGGGGTTGCGGCGCAGACTTCCGTGGTGGAGGAGAACATCCCTCCGGCACGCAATTCGGATTACGTTAACGCCAGACGATAGGACGCGGGCATGAAGATTTTTGACATGAAAACATCCTTCGCCGCCGGCGAGCTCTCCCCCCTGCTTCATGCCCGCGTCGACCTCGCCCAGTATGCCAACGGTGCGGCCTACCTGAATAACTTTATCATCCTTCCGCAGGGCGGACTTTCCAAGCGGCCGGGTACGGTTTCCCTGGGGGAAAAGGCGTATGCCGACGTGCGGCTGGTCCCGTTCGTCTTCTCCGAGGAGGACTCCTGCGTGCTCGCCTTCGGGGACGGGTTCGTGGACCGGTACACGTATACGGGATACCGGGAGCGCATCCTGGGTTCTCCCTACACGTCCTCGCACCTGGCGCGATTGCGATGGCTCCAGAGCGCGGACGTGCTGTACTTGTTCCACCCCGATGTCCCGATCCACATGCTCCGGCGCGAGACTGGGGGCTGGAGGTTTGAAAAAGTGGAGCTGGAGAAGGGCCCCTTCGAGGACGCGAACACCGACGAGGAGAAAAAACTGTCCTTCACGGAATTGGCCGATTTCAAATACGACCTGCACGCCAACTTCCCCCTGTTCCTGACCTATGACCTGTTGGAGGCGCTCATCAAGGTCGAGGTCAAGATCAAGGGGTGGTCGGATACCTTCGAACTGAAGAATGGCGGCACTAACCCTGGAGGGGGTCTGAACTGGGGCACGCCGGTGGTTGTCCGCAACGTATTCGGCGCGTTCTCGTACCGGACGACGGGGAAGTGGACCGGGACCGTGAAGGTCGAGCGGTGCCTGCCCGAGGGATGGATCGGGAAGGACGAGGCGGACTGGGTCTGGGAAGAGTTCAAGGAGCACTTCTCCAACGGCGGGGCTGAGGAGAATTTCGCCTTCTCCGGCGTCGTCGAGGAGTATGCCACGCACTTCCGGTTTAGCTATGCCGGACCGAAAAATCGCGTCATTGTCGCATTCGACTACGAGGGCGGGCTCATCGAGCGTGTCCTCCGCGTGAAGGAAATCATCAGCCAGCAGCAAGCCACGGTCGAGGACGTGGAGAAGAAGGGCGGCTACATCCCCGAGACTGACGCCTGGGCCATCGGGGCGTTCGGTCCGCACTACGGCTACCCGTCCATAGGCATCTTCCACCAGGAGCGGCTCGTCCTGGCGGCTACCCGGCACTCGCCGCAGACGCTCTGGATGTCGCAGCCCGCGAGCTGGCACGACTTCAGCACGTCGATCCCCGCGAAGGACTCTGACTCCATCACGGTGACTCTGGCCTCGAAGGAGGTCAACGCGATTCGCGGCCTGGCGTCGCGGGGCGACCTGCTGATCTTCACCGCGGGCGGGGAATGGGCTGCCAAGGCCGGGGCAAAGACGGACGTGTTCACGCCCTCCTCGATCGTCATCACGCCGTCGGGGTATCGCGGGAGCAGCGATCTGCCCCCGCTCGATGTGGGAAATGCCACGCTCTTCGTGCAGCGCGACGGCCGGACCGTCCGCTCTCTGGGCTACAGCCTGGAGATGGATAACTACACCAGCTCCGATCTGTCTATCCTGGCCGAACATCTGTTTCGGGACACGACCGTCCAACGCTGGGCCTATCAGCAGGCCCCCTGGAGCATCGTATGGGTTGTCCTCGACGACGGGCGATTGCTGGCGCTGACCCTGAACCAAGAGCATCAGGTTTCCGGGTGGGGACGGCATGACCTGTCGCAGTCGAATGTCGTAGACGTCTGTTCCATCCCTGGAGCCGGACAGGACGACGTGTATTTTGCTTTCAGCCGTCTCGGCGGCGGCGTGGTTGTCGAGCGGCTGGGACGCCAAAACGATTCTGCCGGGGAGCTCGAATGGAAAGACTCCGGCCTGCATCCCGTACATTCTACCGTCGAGCTGCTGGAGTGGGAGCAACAGGTGAACGGGACGCTGCAAGGACGGCATAAGGGAATACTTGTCGCGACGATTCGGATGCTCCGGAAGGCGGAGATTTGGGTCGGCGTGATGACGGAGAACAACCAGAAACTTGACTGCGTGCGATTCTCGCCGGAGGCGTCGCCTTATATCGCGGACGCCCGCGTAGAGCTGCCCGGAGGCATGGGCAGACAGTGCCGGATGAGGGTCGAACACAGGCGACCGGAGCCTTTGACGATTCTGGGTATCTTCCCGGAGGTGGATGTACATGATTGATACGGATGTCGTCAGAGCCAGACCGGAGCACTGCCGGCTGATGGCCGAAGCGCTGGACGAGCCCGCGGCAAACTTCATCCGCCTGGGCTGGGGCGTCGAGCCCTTGGAAGGGCTCTTGAAGGCTTATGGGGCATCTACGTTGTGTTGGTCCGCGTTCCTGGACGGGAAGATCGCCGCCCTGTTCGGGTGCGCGCCGGGGGCAATGCCGGGCATGGGGTCGCCCTGGCTGGTGACGGCCCCGGAGATCGGGCGCGTCAAGCTGAGGTTCATCCGGCAGAGCCGCCCCTACGTCAGGGAGATGCTGGAGCAGTATCCCATCCTGACCGCCTGGGTCTATCGCGGGAACAAGCCGCTGATCGGCTGGATGCGGTGGATGGGGTTCGAGCTTTCGGACGTTAATGAGATGTTTGCCAGAGGGGAGTTGAGGGCATGGGACTGCCGATGGCTTTGACCGTCGTCGGGGGGCTGTTCAGCGCGGCCAGCTCCGTCATGGCGGGGCAGGCGCAGGCACGGGCCTACGAAGCCGAGGCGAAGATGGCCGAGCATAACGCCAGGATGGCCGAACGCCAGGGCGTCGAGGCTCTCAAGGCCGGGGCGCGCGAGGAGGAACGGTTCCGGCAGCAGGCCCGGCAGTTCCAGAGCTCCCAGCGTACCACGATGGCCGCCAGCGGGGTTCAGGTGTCGGGCTCGGCCCTCTCCGTCCTGGCGGACACCGCGATGGGGATAGAGCAGGACGCCGACACGATCCGGTTCAACACGCTCAAGGACAAATGGGGGTTCGACGTTCAGCAGACGAACTTCACCAACCAGGCGAACGCCGCCCGGACAAGCGCAAGAAACGCCAAGACTGCCGGTTGGATGGGAGGCTTCACCTCGCTCCTCGGGATGGGGGCGCAGGTGGCCGGGATGCCCGCGGGCCGGAGGACCGGGCTGGGGTTTAAGCAGCGGCCGAACTGGTACGCGACGCACAGGCCCGGCAAAGGCGGGTACGCGTTCTGATGAATATCCTCGAAATACTTTCCGACCTCGACACCACGGCTGCGCGCGCAGAGAGACGGAGGATCGTGGAGGAGCTTCGCCGGAGCTCCGAGCGACGGTGGGACGCTTTTAACAGGACATGGAGATGCCCGATATGGAACGATACGGACGCCAAGTAAAAGATAGCCGCCTGCCGCAGGCTTACGGACAGAACTACGCCGACGGCGCCGCGACGGGCGTGTCCGTCGCCGGGGCCTGGGGAAGGCTGGGCGAGACGCTCCAGAAGGCCGGAGAGATCATGAAGCGCCGCCAGGACGAGTGGGATGCCACACGTGCGATGGAGGCGAACAATGAGTTCATGAAGCGCATGACCGCATACATGGACGATCCGGACAAGGGCGTCGTGAACACCCGGAGGCTCGGTCTTGCTCAGGGCGTGACAAAGCAAGCAGACACGGACTTTGACGGGTTTGTGAGTGAGATCGAGGCCACTTTGGACAATGACGCGCAGAAGCAGGCGTTCCGCGCCATGGCGGAGCGGTCCCGCGTCCCCTTCTGGAGACAGGCCAGCCACTTCGAGGCGTCGCAGGTCAACGAGTACCGGGCCCAGGTGTTCAAGAACGCCCTCGATGCCGGGATGCAGATGACGATGCGCGACCCCATGGACGAGGGCGCGTTCGAGACGGCCGCCGTCCAAGGGGCTACGGCCATCCGTGCGCAGTACGTCGGGGCCGACGAGAAGGTTGTGAAGGCCGCCATCGACGAGTATGTCTCCAGCCTCGAAGCGGCGCGTATTGCCGCCGTCTCCGAGGATAGCCCCCTGCTGGGCGAGGCGCTGATCAAGAGCTCCCCCTACCTGACGCCGATGGACGCAAAGAAGCTGCGGGCCTCGATAACCCCCAAGGCGGAGATTTACCGGCGGCAAGAGGCCGTCGACGAGCTGGTGCAGCGGTTCGGACCGGGGCAGGAGCAAGAGGGGCTGGCATGGATTCGGGCGAACAAGAGCGGCGAGGAGGAGGAACGCCTCGCCTCCGCCTACAAACAGCGGATCGGTGAGATGACCATCAGGGAGGTCAACGCCGATGCGGAGCTCAGGAAACAGCAGGCAGCGAACTTCGACCAGCTGTATAAGGACTACTGGTCTAAAGATATGAACCCGCCTCGCGAGTTGCTTGACGCCTTGTATGACAGCAACGCTATATCTGCCGAGCAACATAGACGAGGCGTAGAACGAAGCAAGGTCGCCGCCACGCGGGCGGATGTGACACGGAGGCTGTCGAAGGCCCCGGACTGGTCGTCCCTCACCCCGCAGCAGCAGGAGGAGCACATCATGCGCGGCATGGGCGTCACAAAGGAGGATCGCGAGGCCGCCCTGGCGGCAATTCGCACGGGCGTCCTGGACGGGACCATAACAGACGCGGAGCTCAAGGCGTACTACGTGAGCGGGGCAATAACGGGGGCAGAGCTGGAGCGCTTCAAGAAAACAGGTACGCAGGTATCCGGGGAGCAGAAGGCGTTTGTCTCGGACCAGAGGAAGGCCCTGAGCACAGATATGGACGGGCTCAAAATCCCCGGCAAGGACGACAAGCTGTACCGCAACATCGCGCTGAGCAAGTTCAACGAGCTGGTGTCGCAGCTCGATCCCCACAGCAAGACGTATCGCATGGACGTGATGGACGCCCGCCGGGCGGCGATGACGGAGGCGGTTCAGGCCAGCGGGAAGAAGCAAGCCGACGGCTGGTTCTTCGGGTTTGGGGAAGAGGTGCCGACCTCCTTCGGGGAACGCGTCAGTCAGGCGCTCACGGCCCTGGAGGAGCAGACGGGGCAGGTTGAGGAGTACACGCCCTCATTCCGGACGGATGCGATCGACCTGCCGTCGGGCTCGCAGCAACCTCAATCCCCCACCGGCAACATCGGACTGGACATGGTTGGAGGCAGCGGGCGGATCACGGGACGATTCTCCGACTATCGAGCATACAGAAAGGGGCAGCACAACGGCATCGATGTGGCCGTCCCCGCAGGCACGCCCATCGTCTCCCCGGATTTCGGGGTCCCCCTTACGGTCACTCGGGTCGTCACCGGCTCGCCGTCGAGGGGCGGCGGGAACACCGTCACCCTCGGGGGGACGCTCCCGGACGGGAGGGCAATATCGATCACCGCCTCCCACATGCAGAACGGGAGCGTCGCCCTGAAGAACGGGGACGTAGTGCAGCCGGGCGCGCTCATCGGGCGCGTCGGGAACACCGGCATGACCTCCGACCGGCAAAAGGGCGGCGTCACGGCTTGGTATCCGGGCAAGAAGAGCGGGTACCACCTGGACGTGAAGGTGAAGATCAACGGCGAGTACGTGGACCCGGAGAAAGTTCAGCTCGGGCCGACGCGCGAGGCGGCGGCGAAGCTGGAGCAGGAAAAGGCTGAGCGCCTCGGCTCAATTTTGTTCGGCGGAAAGGATGGAATCTGATGCTGTCACCACTCGAACGCAGGGAGCTGGAGAAGCCCGCGGGCCAGGGCCCCTCCGTATACGCGGACCTTTTGTCCCTGCGGTACCCGGCCTACAAGGACCGCATCGTGAAGGCGCGTGCCGCCGGCTACACGGACGACGACATTCTCCCGCGCCTTCAGGAGCGGGAGGCTGAGGCCCTGCTGTACTATCCCGCCGATCAGGTCAATGAGCGCATCGGGCGCACTCCGGAGACGATAAACTCCGTTGAGCTCTACGAGCGGCGTCATCTGCGCGACGCCTACGTCAAGGCCTACGAGGGCAAGCTGACGGAACAGGAGGTCGATGAGCGGCTGGTCGCTGCCGAGCTCATCAACGTCCAAGCCCCCCTGCTGCTGCGGGACGACGAGCTCTACAAGAAGCTGGCCGGGCACATCAAGATGCGGGAGGGCTGGTTCGAGGCCGCGTGGAACGGGGCCGTCCGCGACTGGCTCAACAAGGACGAGAGCAGCCTTGGGATGCGCCTGATCTACGGCGAGGAGTCCGAGGACCTGTGGAAACGGCTGGATGAGTTGGACGGCCTCCAGCAGCAGTATATGCCTGCCAAAGACCCCAGCTTTTCCGGCACCGTGAAACGGGGCGTCGGCGGAGCGGTCGAGGTGTTGGCGCAGTACATCAAGGGAGCTCATCGCGGGGTGATGACCTACGCCCCCTCAATGGCAGCTGCTGGGGCCTCCTCAGCCGCCATTATGAACGCCCCGGCCTTCCTCAACCCCCTCACCGCTCCGGCGGCTGGGGCCTCGGTCGTATCGGGAGGCGTGACCGGTTTCGGGCTGGGCGTCGCCATGGGGGCCGGGATGGAGAACTTCGAGCGCGAGGCGGGCGGGGCCATGGTCGAGTACTGCCGCATGAAGGACAACCAGGGCCGTCCCATGGATCGCAACGCGGCGCGGGCGGCCGCCGTCCTGACCGGAGCGGTGAACGCCGGGCTGGAGTATCTCCAGATGTCGACGTTCCTGGAGAACGTCCCCGGAGGAGACAGGCTGGTCAAGTTCTTCAGCCGGTCCGGCATGAAGAAGCTGCTGTCCATCCCGACGGTCCGATCTGCCCTCGCGGAGATAGGCAAGAAGTACATCGGCGGGATCGCCACGGAGTCCGTCCAGGAGATGGCGCAGGAGACCATGACGATCCTCGGCGGCGAGCTGGGAAAAATTCTTTCCGGACAGGAGTTTGCCGGATTGGACCTTGAGGAATCCATCGACCGCATCCTGGAGACGGGGGCGCAGATGGCGGGGACGATGGCCGTCTCCTTCCTGCCGAGGACGGCCCTGAACACGGTGAGCGGTGTCCGGCAGGTGAGGGCGATCCAGAAGGGGGCGGATCAGACCGCCGCGTCCCTAGGGATGAGCACAGACGAACTCATGGCCAGAGTCAACGCCCCCGACGAACCCGCACAAGGCCGCGCCGTGGATGGACTGGGAGAGAATGCGCAGACCGAGGCTGAGCCCTCCGTGCAGGGGCAGGCGGTCGATGGTCTGGGGGAGAACGGAGCCGAGGAGGACACGAACGTCTACCTCCCGGCGCAGGCGATAGAGAGCTACAACCAGGAGAACCCCGGACTGCTGGAGGACCTGGGCATCGTCGTGGAGCCCGTCGAGGGGACGAGCGAGGTCAAGCTGACCGCCGAGCAGTACGAGGCCCTGGAGGACGTTGCCCCGGAGCTGGCCGAGGCCGTCAAGAACGACGTGCGGCGCGGCTCGAAGGGGATGACGACCCGAGAGGTCGGAGAGACGCTGAAGAAGAAGGCGGAAAAGCCCGCCTGGCGCACGGCGGAGGTCGATGGGATTACCAAAGAGCTGGAGCAGGAGGCGCTCTCTGCAGGGCTGGACAAGGCCGAGGCGCGGCAGTGGAGCAAGATGGCCGGGAGCTTTATCGGCGTGACCTCCAAGCGGTACAACGTCGCCCCGTCCGAGCTGGCGAGGATGGAACTGCGCCGGGGGATAGAAGAGACGCCGGGCGAAGGCTTTGGGCAGCCGGTCAACACCGGCGTGGACTTGGGGCAAAAAGTGCCCATACTGGACCTGAGCGGGAAGATCCCTGACGTGCAGCGGGCGACGCCGCAGGAGCTCCTGGACTTTTTGAAAGCGGAGTTCGTTGGGAAGGAGCCGAGTATAAGCGCCGATGGGGAGGCGATGATCGGGCTTCCATCCAACTCTGCGGTGAAACACGTCGTGCGCTCCTCGTGGAAAGGACTGACCTACGAGGACATGGACACGAGGACCGCGGGGCTGATGTCCCTGCGGGACGTGCTGCAGAACGCGACGCTGATCGAGAGCCATCCGAATCAAAAGGCCAGCAAGACGCATCTCAAGAATATACATCGTTTCTATATTCCTGTTTGGTCGTCCGATGGGCTGAAGACTCTGCGCATTGTCGCTCATGAAAGCAAAACCAGCGATGGGAGAACGCCTGTTGAAGTTGACCTGAATGACCTTATCGTTGAACGGCAAGACGAAAGCCCCGCGCGCCTCTCCGGCACACCCCTTTCGGGAGTTCTTCCGGAACGGCAACTACGCGGGGCCTCCGAAGTCACTATAGCCGATATGCTCCGCGGCGTCAAGGACGCGGAGGGAAAGCCGTACGTTGGGGAAGCGTATCAGCAATCTGCCTACCACGGGACCCCGCATCGGGGCATCACGAAGATGAGCCTGCAGCATGTCGGGACCGGCGAGGGAAACCAGGTGTACGGGTATGGAATCTACTCGGCGGAGGCTCGGGACACGGCAGAGACCTACCGGGAGGCCCTGACGAAAGGACGAGCCGACGCAAGGGAGCACGTCGTGTTCTCCAACGAGCGGGGCGAATATTCGTACAAGGATGGTGCGTGGATCGGCCCCGATGGCGAGAAAGTCTCTCCAGCCGGGGAGCGCATCTTGACCAGCATTGCGGAAGAACGCATTTATTCCAGCGCTCCGCTTAGAAATGCTGTCGCCCGGTATAAGGAGATCGCAGTCGAGGATCTGACGTGGGGAGAACGCGACACCTCCGACTACAGGCAGGAGATTGCAAAGCTGGAGGAGGAGGGCAAGGCGGGGTCGGATCGGCATGAGGAGCTTAAGGATAAGCTCTCGCGTGCCCTGAACCAGATGGAATCGTGGAAGCAGGAACTGGATTGGTTGAATGCCAACCCTCTGGAAAATGAAGTGATTACCCCTAACGACGGCCAACTCTACCGCCTGGAAGTCCCGGAGAATGATGTACTGCTGGACTGGGACAAGCCGCTCTCCGAACAGCCGAAGAGGGTCAAGGCAGCGATCCGGGAGATCGCGGCGGAACTGACCCCGGAGGATCTGAAGCAGCTGGGCGGCAATACGGACATGCTTCTGTTCGAGGGGATGACGGGACAACAGCTCTACGCCATGCTGGCATGGCTGCCAAGCATAGGCAGTGAGAAGGACGCTTCTCTGTTGTTAGGGCGACACGGCGTCCCCGGACTGCGGTATCTGGATGCCCTCAGCCGCAGTAAGGGCGAGGGTACTCACAACTTCGTCGTCTGGGACGAGGACGCCATGAGCGTCGAGGAGACATACTACCAGTCCGCCTCCCGCGAGAGCCCGCGAAGAAATATCGATAAAGAGTATT